GCCGGAAGGCAGCGCAACAGGCGGAGAAAGCCAGGAAAGATACTGAAGCCATTGGCAAACCGTATCAAGAACAAGGCAGGCAACTACAAGCCCAGGCACTGCGTGGTGAATTGACCCAGGCAGGACAACAGCAACTACAAGCCGGAGATGACAATCCCCGAATTGGATATTGAGGACAAGACCGACAGCGCTATCGAATTGATGCGTAGGGAAAATCAGGAACTTCGTTCTAAATGGCAAGAAAGAGAAGCCATTGATGAACTGAAGAACCGCCGTTCCATGCTCAAGATGAAGGGGCTTGTTAATGGCGATGAGGACATTGCTGAAGTGGAAAAAATTATGCTAGAAAAAGGCATGACCAACCACGAAACAGCAGCCGAGTATTGGCAGTGGATGAAGCAGTCTGCTCAACCCACGCCGTCCGGTTACAACCCGAATCCTATGACCAAGTTTGATCTGGGTAAGTATTGGAAGAATCCTGTGCAAGGTGCACGGGATGAAGCATCCAAGGCCCTCGCTGAGTTGCGGAAAACTTCGCGACCCATCGGGATTTAAGTAGTATTAGGGGATATTTTTAATCTCGGAGATGAACCATGCCTATCGGCGGCGGTATTCTTCCGGCTTCGGGTTCTACCCAATACACCGAACTGACTTATGTCACTCGGCGTGCGTTTATCCCGAAACTGGTTGTCCAGCTTTACAACTCGACACCCCTCATGGCGGCACTGATTGCAAACAGTCAGCAGGCTTCCGGTGGTGTGTCATCTGTCACCGTTCCCGTCCAGGGAGCGCAGTTTGTCAATGCTCAGTGGTCTGATTACAGCGGATCGTTTGCACAGCCTAGCGTTCAGCAAGGCGCGTACAACGCTGAATTCAACCTCAAGCTGATGATTGCGCCCGTTCCGTTCCTCGGAATGGAAGGTGCTGTGCAGCAAGATCATGCGGTAATCCCGTTGATCGAAGCCCGTATGAACGATGCGACCAACGTAATGATGGACGCAATGGCTACGGCTCTGTACAACAACACCACGAACACGCAGCAGTTTATCGGTCTGCCGGGCGCTATCTCGAATAGCAACCCTGCCGCCGGTAACTACGGCAACATCGACCGTTCCACCTACACCTGGTGGCAGTCCAAACAGTACGCTGCCGGCTCGGTCAACCCGACTCGTCAGAACGTACTTCAGTACATCAGCGGCACGGTCAAGAACGGCGCAGAAATGCCCTCGTTCGGCGTGTGCGGCTTTGGTACTTGGACGCTGCTGGCTCAAGATTATGTGGGTCAAGAGCAATACGTCATCACCCCCGGCAGCGGCTTTGATAGCGACTCCAACGGCCCGCAGGCTGCGTTCCGCGCCCTGATGGTTGCTGGCGTTCCAATCTATCCCGATCCGTACTGCCCGGAAGGTAAACTCTACCTGATTAACACCAACTACCTGTCGTTGTACATCCACGACCAAGGTTCGTTTGTGTTCACGGGCTTTGAGTCCACCCTCCCGAACTGGCAGATTGGTTATGTTGGCGCGGTCTTGATGATTGCCGAACTGGTAAACACCAAGCCCAAGTCAATGACCCAAGTGACCGGCTATAACTCACTCACACTGTAAGGAGATAAAGCCATGGCACTTGCAATGAACAAAATCCTGGTTGCGAATACCGTAACCAACACCGCTTCGGCTTACCTGCAAACCACCACGGTTGCAGCAGTCACTACCGGCAACGGAACCGTGATTACTGCTGGCGCATATCTGATGAACGCCCAAGCCAACGTGTCCGTTGTGATGTATGACGGCTCGGCATGGGGCACTCTGATTGCCAACAACACTGGTGGTTACTTTGTTGCTGATGGTACTAACGTAGCTGCGAAAGCAGTCAACGCTAACACCACCGCAACTCTGGTGACGATCAACGGTGGTCAGGCCGCTAACAGCACCTTTGCCTCATAAGGAGTCACTATGATTGCGAATCATGTAGGTGCAAATTACCCGGATAAATTTAGCCGATACGCTGTGGGCGAAGCCCAAACCGTGTCTTTGGCTGCTACTGGTAATGCGGTAGCAACCATTGCTATTCTGGGTGGTACGCAATACATCATTCGCCAAATCACGGTGATGAATGCAAACGCTTCCATCAATACCGCAAACGTCACGATCCTGACCTCCTCGGACGGGAACGTGTCGAATGCGGTAACTGGAAACGTACTGCTGTCGAATGTGACCAGCAACACTACTTTCCAAGATATGACTCTGGCATCGGGCGCTGCAACTAGCACCTACACTGCCAGTGCTCTGTTTGTGAAGGTCAATACTGCCGTTGCTGGCACTTGCGATATATCCGTATTTGGCGATGTGGTGAGCCTGTAATGACAACCGTCTATGTGACTAACAAGAATTTCAAACCTCTTGTCGTTGACTATCGCGGCAAAGACGTTTCGTTCCCAACAAATGAAACTGTCGAAATACCGATAGAGGCAGCGCGTCACATACTCGGATACGGTGACAATAATAAGGAACCGTATTTGGCCCCCCTCGGGCTTTGTTTGACTAGCAATGAAATTCCTGATGGATTGAAAAAGCTGGCGAATTTTGTTATGACCGAGGAAGCGCCTCAAAAAGACCACTCTTTATCCCCGGTGGTGGAACAAGTACCCCTTCCTGCTGCAAAGCGGGCGGGGGGAAAACTCCTATCCTTGACTGCATAATGGGATACAGATGTCACAAACTCTTTCGGGCTACATTACAGAATGTCGCAGGTTGCTCCATGATGCTAATGGCAACTTCTATTCTGACAATGAACTGACTGACTACATCAATGACGCTCGTCAGCGTCTAGTCAGAGATACCGGCTGTCTGCGAAAAATACAGACGGTCACGGCTGTTACAAGTCAAGAGGTCTATACCTTTTTGACTGATTTTCCAGAAGCAATGCAGACCATGGATGTGCTGAACATCAATCTGTATTGGGGAAACACTCGCGTTCCAATGCGCTACTTGCCCTGGACGCAATTCAACGCACAACTGCGTTACTGGCAAAATTACATTGGTCAACCGATTGCCTTCTCCATGTACGGGCCGACCAGCCTATACATTGGCCCGGTTCCAGATCAAACGTACACGATGGAATGCGATACGGTCATCCTTCCGACACCGCTAGTTAGCGGCACGGAAGTAGACCAGATACCTGACCCGTGGACTACCCCGGTGGCGTTCTATGCTTGTTACAAGGCCAAGTTCAAAGAACAATCTTATGGCGAAGCTGAGATTTTCAAGCAGCAATATCAGCTACAGGCACAATCTGTCTTAACGACAACGTACACCAGAAGGATACCCAACCCTTACTCGAATCCGTACTGATATGGCTGCTGCCGAGCAAAAAAAGTCATATAAGGTCATCAAGGAGTTCAAGGGGGTCAACACCAAGGCCAACCGGACATCTATTGATGAGACTGAATTCGCATGGATTGAGAATGCTCAACCCATTGGTTTTGCCAACATCAAGATCATCAACAGTCGCAGCACGGTCTATGACGCTGGCAACACGGCAGTCACCTTTGCCGCCAATGTCACCAATCTATTTTCCTGCTCAATAAATAACAAAGATTATGTTCTTGCGTTTGAATCGGATGGCAGGTGCGAATTCTTTAACGTCACAGATTCTGCCAAAGGTAACGTAGCCGTTGCCGGAACATTCTCGGCGGCTGGCGTAGAGGTTGGGCAGTGGAAAGACGAACGGGCGCTGATTCTTGACCCGGCTAACGGCTACTACACCTGGGATGGCACAAACCTAGTGGCTGTTGGCTCGATTGGCTCGATTGCCGTTACCGCAGGCGGGTCATCCTATACCAGCGTCCCAACCGTTACTATTTCAGCCCCGAACAGCGCCAATGGCGTTCAAGCCCTGGCAAATGCTACGATTTCAGGGGGCGCAGTCACCTCCATTACTATTGGTGAGGCCGGAACTGGCTATACCGTAGCCCCAACCGTAACTATTTCCGGGGGTGGCGGCTCTGGTGCAACTGCTATTGCAGGCATTGTGACCTTCAAAAAAGGCACAGTCGCTGTTTCTGTGACCAATGGCGGCAGCGGTTACACCAATGCAGCTAACACAGTGGTGACTATTTCCGGGGGTGGCGGGACAAACGCCACAGCAACAGCGGTGGTATCTGGCAGTCAAATCACTCAAATCCTGATGAACAACCCAGGATCGGGCTACACCAATACTGCCAACATCACGGCAACGATCACTGGCGGCGGCGGCAGCAACGCGACTGCCAAGGCAATCATCAACAGCAACGACAACGTAGGCGTGGCCTCGTTCTCTGGGCGTGTCTGGGTAGCCTACGGACGGACGGTGGCGTATTCCGCAGCCGGTTCGTACAACGACTTCACCAGTGTCTCGGCTGGAAACATCCTGCTGACCGACTCGACGCTGCACGGCAACATTCAGCAGATTCTGTCTGCCAACAACTTCCTCTACGTCTTTGGCGATGACAGCATTAACGTGTTCTCGGATGTCCGGGTCACGACTGCCGGCCTGACGCTGTTCACCAACACCAACGTCAGCGCCTCGGTTGGCTCAAAGCGCAAGGACGCAATCTTCCCGTATTTCCGTTCCGTGCTGTTCCTGAACGATTACGGGGTGTACGCCCTGGTTGGCTCGACTACCAGCAAGCTGTCAGACGCACTGGACGGGGTGTTCCCGACCATCGACTTTACCTCCCCGATTACGGCTGGGCAGGTTCTGGTCAACAACATTCTGTGCGCCGCATTCAACTTCAAGCAGAACTATTACGGCGGTTCGCGGTTTGTGCAGGCCGTGTTTTTTGAGAAAAAGTGGTTTTTCACCAGCCAGGGTGACACGCTCAACTATGTAACTTCCGTCCCGGTGGGTGGCCTGATTACCCTGTACGGCACGGATAGCAACGCCCTCTACAAACTGTACGGCAACAGCACAGCCAATACGTCTGCCACGATTCGGACGGCGCTGATGTCTATGGGCGATCCGATCCGAGACAAGCAGGCGCTCAAGATCGGCATCGAAGCAACGCTGAGTACGGCTGGCACGTTGAACGTCACTGTAGATAGCGAAGTAGGTAGCAGCCCAAGCTACACGCTTGTAAACTATGCGACTTGGTATAACTATGTTGGCACAACAATTCCATGGACAAATAGTTCTAGCGCGGTAATTCCGTGGATTGGTGCTGGATATACGCTATTTAAGACTGATGCAGAACAATGGGGTAAATATCTAGGTCAAACCTTGACATCCACTACACCGGGATATGTGGTCAATGGTTTTGAGTTTGAACACGAACTAAGAGCGAGGTTCTAATGGCTGTTCCAAATATCTTTGCAACTGCGACTAGCGCGATTCCGCTGTCACAGCTTGACCAAAACTTTGCCACGGCTATTACGCTTGGCAACACTGCTGTTTATCTGGGAAACACGACTACCAGCCTGGGCAACGTCACGCTGACCAACACCCAAGTCAACAACTACACCGAGGGTGTGGTGGCGATTGGCAACAGCAGCACGACTCAGACGCTGGCTCTGACCAATGGCACGGTGCAGACCGTCACGCTGACGGCAAACTGTACGTTCACCATGCCAACAGTTACGGCTGGCAAGTCTTTCATGCTCTTTCTCAACACGGGCGCTGGAAACCTAACGGCTACGTTCACTGGCGTTAAATTTCCTTCAAACACGGCTCCAACGATTACAACTACCGCATCCCGTACCGACATCATCACCTTTGCCGCTGATGCTTCGACTTGGTATGGCAGTGCTGTTCAAAACTACTAATCATGTTTGCAGCCAAAAACTTTTTCTTTGCTAAAGCAGCCGCCGGCGGTGGCGGTTACCTTGTCATTGAGCAATTCCTCGCCACAGGTCAATGGAAATGCCCTGTTGGTGTTACTAGCGTTGACTATCTTGTTGTTGGTGGCGGCGGTGGAGGTGGTGGTGTTAACTCAGGAACTTTTGCCGATGGCGGCGGCGGCACTATTGTAATGACGATTCGTGCAGGAAACTCAATCTAATGGCAACTTCAGGGTCTAAGAACTTTGCGCTTACTCGTAACGACATTATCAATGCGTCCCTGCGAAAGTTGGGCGTATTTGACAAGGGCGAAACGCCTAGTGGCGATGAAACGGCTGACGCTTCTCAAGCCCTGAATGTTCTCATTAACGAATACGCGGGCGTACACGGCGCAGATATATTCCTGCGCGCCGAGATAACGCTGTTTATTCAGGAAGGTCAGGCAACCTATTCCATAGGTCAGGGTGGCGACCACGCCACAGAGTCCTACGTCGAGACAACTCTGTCCGGTTCGGGTGGGGTTTCGGATACTGCGTTGTCCGTAACCAGCTCAACTGGAATGACTGCGGCAGATCACATCGGGATTAAGCTGGATGACGGCTCTATCCACTGGACAACCATTACAACGGTGAACTCGTCTATATTGGTGACTGTAGCGACAGGGCTTGCGTCTGCTGCTGCCTCCGGCAATGCCGTATACGCCTATACGACTAAGGCATTCCGACCCTACAACATATTTACCCCCTACCGAAGGTCATCGGCTGGCACTGACACGATAGTCAGGATTGTCGGTGAGGCTGAATACCGTGGGCTTTCGACAAAGGCTTCAGAAGGCGTTCCGAACTCTATTCACTACAAAGCGAGTCTGACGAATGGAACGCTCAATGTTTGGCCTACGGGCGACGGTCAGACTGACAAGCTCTGCTTTGTTGCTCATTATCGTCCTGATGATTTTGATAGTGCTTCAGATAACGCGGAGTTTCCTGTG